CTCTTTGGATTAAATCAGAGTTAGAATATGATCAGCTCATATTAGAATTTTACCGTGATAACGAACCAACAAGCGGATGGGTACATTGTTGTTATTCTACAGATCACAATAGACATGAATCTTTGAGAGCATATAGAGAAGACGGTAAGGTTAACTATAAACCTTGGTTAGAATAATGAGAACCATAAAAATTGGATATATTGATACGGTGCACGGTGAATGTCCACATTGTAATGAAGATACTTTACTTGTTGCAATCGTTACAGATTATTACAAATGCACAATGTGTGGTCAAGAAACTAGACAATATGTAAATGGATCTATTAAGTATTTAAAACTTGATGAAAGAGACAGAAAATTTATTGAAAAAGAAAAAGAGATAGACGAAAAAGATGGCTAAAAAGAAAGGAATGTTTGGGGTAAATAATTACCACAAACGAACACCTAAAAAACGTCCTGGTGTGCACACAAAAAGATTAAACAAAAGAAAACCTCATAGAAAAAAGTACAAAGGCCAGGGGCGTTAGTGAAACCCATAATGATCACATTAATGTATTTAACTTTTGGTGGAGACATTAAGTTAGATACGTTTGAAATTAATACACCCTGTAGTAGTTGGTTTCATACAAATGTAGCACAAATAGAAAACAAAAAGACAACACTGTTTAGTAATAGAACTTATCATGTGTATAAAAATAAGAAAGTTATTGGTTATGTATGTGGTGGAGAAGAACCTAGATAAACCTATCCCAGTGAGAGAATTGTGGGGACAGGTTATTAAGGTGAGAAATTAAGATAATTTTGCCACAATTTAAACACATTGTCAAGTTCCAATCGTTTGTTTGCAATTAAAAAATGCATTGATACGATCAGCTTCTACTCTAGGACCGAGTTCTTTTAATACATATAAACTATTTTCATGCCCTGCCATGACACAATCAGTGAAATTATCGTACACGGGATATATTTCTGCTGGAGGCATACACGTATTATATATGCTTGAACAAACTGTTATTATTAATAAAAATTTCATTTTAGTCCTTGACTATCCTATATTTTGTATCTATATTACTTTCAACAAAGGAAGAAATATGACAGATATTAGTAAATACAAAAATGTATCACTAAAACACGTAACATACAATAAACTAAAATCTCTTTCAGGATCTATAGTTCCTGGCACAGAGTTATCAATAAGTAAAACAGTAGAAGTAATAGTAAACGAGAAAGCAAAAAAACTAAATGGCAAAGCACAGAGATCCTCTAGCAAATAGTCAAATCTATTTGGAAAGAAATAAAGAACCAGAACAAAAGCTTTGGGATTCTGTATTATTAATAGCAGCATGTGACGCTTTAAGATTTAAAGGCGACGATGTTTATATGAATAATGATTCAGAAGCTGCAAGAAACTGGTTTAAAAATAATAGTGTAGACTTTAGAAAAGTTTGCGAACTTGCAGGTTATAATTCAAAATATGTAAGAACTAAAATGCTAAAGAAAATGAGGGAGAAAGATGAAGAAAATAATATGTCCTCGATGTACGGGAAACGGTTATATCAAAGTCAAACAAGAAGTGGGGTCTAACAAGGATGTTGTCGTGCAATGTACTATGTGTGATTCACAAGGAGAAATAAATAGTGAAACTAATTATGATAGCGATAGTTTTGGTATTAACAAGTTGCAGTAAAACTATGGATCCAGGTGATTTACTTGATCCAACAGGAACAGTAATAAAACAAATAATTACAGGAGGTAAGAAAAAGTGACAGACGAATTATACGAAGCTACTAAAAGAGAAGTCATGAGTGAACATGAAGAGTACAAAAATGCTGATGTACCCAAGGAAGTGTGGATACAGAGAAATGAATATTTACATAAACACATTGATAAGTTAAATGAAGAACTTAACGAATTGAGAATAGACAATAAAAGACTGTCTCAACAAGTTGAAGATCAATTAAAACAATTTAGGAATAGTGGTAGTATATGATAATTAAGAAATTAATAGTTAAACTAAGAATGTGGTACGCCGATCTACGTGGTCACCATGGTAAACGTTGGGACTATGAACCAGGAGAATGGTACATGGGTCGACACAGGAAAAGGAGAAAATGAAAAATAGAGATAAATTATTATTTAGAGTTAAATGTATAATTAAAAAATGTAGAGAACAGGGAAAATGGGATCTGTTAGCAAGATTATGTTATAAGTATGAACTTACCCCTGTAGGAGAAGATTATTATGATTAGAACGATACCTGATACCATCGATCTTATAAAAAGAAAGTATAAAAGATTTGTTGATGTACCTTTATCTTGGATGGAATCTATTGGAAGTCGTATGAATGTATTTGCATGGAACAAACGTTGGAAGAACAGGGACCATGGCACAGGATATAAAAAGTAAATTTGCATATCTTGCAGGTTTGTTTGATGGTGAAGGTAATATCACTTACAAAAAATATTGGGCAAATAAACCTAAAGGTAGGTATAAATGTTGGCGTATACAAATGGAAATCGTTATGACCGATAAGCCTACGGTAGAGTGGTGTTGTGATACGTTCGGTGGTAATCTAAGAGAGAAACCAAGAAAAGGACATAAGATGCAGTATCGATGGCGAAGAGGTTTTAGAGATGCGTATGAGATAGCAAAGATTATAGCTCCTCATGCTTTAACGAAAAGGATTGAACTTGAAAAAATTATTAACCATTACGAAAAAAATTCTGTTTAATATTTTAATGATCATAATGGGTCTTATTGTTTTGATTATTATCGGTCTAATGTGGGCCATAGATAGAGTACCAGGAGATAAAAATGATAAAAAAGATAAATAAATTTAACTATCTCAATGCTTCAAGGGTCGAGGAACACGGATCACGGACCTACGATGTATCTGGCAACAGACTTCCTAGTGTCACGACTATTTTATCACGGACCAAGGACCAGGAATTTTTAAGGAAATGGAAAGCTAAAGTTGGTGAAGCTGAGGCTGAACGTATTAAAAACTTATCTAGTAAAAGAGGTACGTCAATGCATAAGTATCTTGAAAATTATGTACTAGGTGACGGATATGAAGACTTAACTCCTTTAGGACAAGAGTCAAAACGTATGGCTGAGAAGGTCATAGAGCTAGGACTAGCACCAGTGGAAGGATATTATGGCTCAGAGGTCACGTTATATTATCCAGGGCTGTACGCAGGGTCTACAGATTTAGTTTGTGTACACAATGGCAAAGATACAGTTGTAGATTTCAAACAAGCTAATCGTCCAAAACGGGTCGAATATATTGGAGACTATTTTTTACAAGGTGCAATGTATTGCATGGCACATGACTATGTACATAAAACCCAAATTGAACAGTTTGTAATTATGATGTGCACTCCAGATTTGTATTACCAAGAATTTAAATTAGAAGGCAGCGAATTACGTAAATATAAACACGACGCTTTAAAAAGAATAGACATGTATTACGAGATGAAAAATGATGAAAAAGAGGCAACATTGTGGCAAGATTAAGGCAGAAAATGCCGACACCCAAAGTGTCGAACAGGTGTCGAATCGACACCCAAAGTGTCGAAAAAAGAGGTAAAGACCCAAAATGAACACTTTTGTTCATAATTTGTTCCAAAATGCCGACACTTTCGACACCCTGCCGACACCCTGCCGACACCCAAAGTGTCGGCGATTATTTGCCTACTGCCACAACGGTTCTAGGTCATTTAAGGTACTAAAAAACACGATGCCGACACTTTTTATAAAATTTTATTTTTTATGTGGTATAATAATTTTTAACACATAAGTGTCGAAACCGGAGAATGTGGCAAGATTATGGCAAAAAGAAGAAAAAAATCAAAATACAAACATGCTGTTATCGGTAATAAAAAATACTATTTCTACAAAATTGTGTGGATCGATCCGTGCGGTGACAGCGGTCATGCAGATATAGATGAGATGAAAAAGTTATTACCAGCTATAATGGTTACACAAGCTTATGTGTTTGAGAAAGATAAAAAACATGTCTGGACGTTTGCTTCTTATGATACTGAATCAGCAGTATTTTCTGATAGAAATGTGTTTCCAAAATGTATAATATCTAAAATGGAAAAGATAAAAATATGAATTGTTGGCATTGTCAGACAGAATTAATTTGGGGTGGTGATCACGATATTGAAGACGAAGACGAGTTTTATAGTATGGTAACTAATTTAAGTTGTCCTAATTGTCAGGCCGCAGTTGATGTATACTTACCCAAACAGGAGGAAGATTTATGAAAAGAGAAAAAGGCAAAAGATACGACGGTAGAACAAGACCACCAAGCGAAGCCTACAAAAACGGTTGGAACGAAATATTTCTTAATAAGGTTTTAAAACAAGAAGTTGATATTAATGGTACAGGCACACATAAGTATAGAATAAAACATGGGCCTAACAAGAATAAAGTTGTTTAATGTTTATCTTTGTCTTCAATTTTTTCAGGAGTAACATCTATAATCTGTGAATAATCATCTAAGATCTTTTTCATTTTTGCTTCTAATTCTAATTCTGATAGGTCCTCTAGTTTCCCTGTTTTTATTATTTTTCTGTCTATGTATAATCCTGCTGCCTTTCCTCTGTTTGTTTCAGCGTTCACAGCAGATGAAAAAGAACCTTTCTTTAAAGCCTCTTCCTTAATTCTAGATAATTCTGCTAAATGACTTTCATAAGTCACTTCAAATTTCTTAAATTTTTCTTGTTTTAATTTATCTACATACTGAATAACAAGTGGGCTAAGTTTAGGATTTAATAATTCAGACCCTTCTTGTGCAGCTCTTTTCTCACTATACCCAGCCATCTTTGCTGCTTCTGTTTGTGATACAGGACCATTTGGTCCACCCCATACAATAAGCTCTGCAAATCTTTTTTGCATTTCTGTTAATCTTTTTGGTACTCCCATACTTGACTTTTTAAGGTAAGTCTTATAATAAGTCAAGCAGACAGAATATGTACGTAAAACATTTACAAGAGTATTTAGATAAATTTACAAATGGTCGTAAAGGTAATGCTGTATCTAATGCTAAAATATTTATTCACGTGAACGGCTATCTTGAAGAGATAAAAAGAATAGAAGTACAAGAACATGCTATGGGTACACCAGGTGCAGAGTCTATAAGAGTAGTTTTAAAACCTCAAAGAGAAGAGAGATTAATACTGCCTCCAGGGTATATTAAGGATTAT